TTTTTCTAACCCCAAAGCCCTGACCTTGAAATTCAATTTTTTCACAATCTCCATTACTATTTTTTGTGAAGCCCTGTGGACATTCATTTAGTGATTCCAATGAACCATCTACCGACGGAGATTCCGTATCGGGCGCTGTAGTTTCTCCCACAACCGCACCCGGTGCTGTGGGGTTTAGAAAATCCTGCTCTTCATCTGGCTCTTGAGTTATGCCAGCTTTTTGAATATAATCGTCTATACTCATGTTAGAAGTATTAGCTGCTTTGCTTATTTCATCTAACGAAAATACTTTTTCTTTAAATTTGTACATATTATTTAATTTTGAAATACTGGTAATGTTGTACCCTCTTCATTAGGTATTCTAGGGTCTATTAGTGTTTCACTGTATTTATTATTATTATATATATCAAAGCTTAAATCGTTTATAAAATTTCTAAAGTCTAAAGCGCTGCCGTCACTAGCTTTAAAAACTTTATTTGAATTTGCAGCTTCTTCATAAACAGCTATAGATTCTTTAACTAAATCATCTACAATTTTTCTCATTTTTTGATTTAAGTCAGCATATTCTACTCCAAATCTAGAAATAGAAATTCTTTCAATTATTACTTGTTTAGCCTTTGTTAAACCTTCATTTCCTGTTAAATAATTTTCTAAAACTCTATCAGATATTTCATAATTTTGAAAATTATTTGCAGATGGGAAAATTTTATTTTTTTGTAAATAATTTAAAAACCCAGAAGCACCTGTATTAAAATTAGTTACAGGCCCTAAAACAGGTTGTTTATTATATGAATTTGATAAATCAATTACATTTTGTCTAATATCTGTTTCATTATTTAATTTTATTTGAGTTTGAGTTGTATTATCTCCAGGTAAAGTATAAAAATCAGGTGTAACTTGATTTTTAAGCTCGCCTTCAATATGTTTTCTTATAGCAATATCTCTAAGTTTCTTTAAAATTTTATTATCAGCATCACTAAAATCAACAAAACTAAAACCAAACATGCTAAGATCTATAGTGTTACTATCCAATGGTAGCTTATTTTTTGATTTTATTTTTAAGTAAGCATCTTTTGCTTCACCTTCTACTGGAATTATTTTATCAGCAGCTTCCATTTCATTATGCCAATATCCAGCCCAATTTTCACCTATTTTAAGATTATCTGAATACTTTTCAATTATATCATTTCTTTCATTTGAGCCAGCAAATGCGTTTCTTTTATTTTGATTCTGCCAAAATTCAATTTGATTTGTAACTGTACTAACGCTACCATTAACTATTTGCCTACCAAAATTTTCGTTTGAAAAATCTCTTTCTGCTAAAGCTAACCTTTGTCCTATATCAGTAACAGATACGTTTCCATATACAGGGTGTGAAAAATATATATTACCCCATGGATTTTTTGGATCTGAATATTCTTGAATTTTTGTTTTATCAGAAGGTAAACCGTTTAAAATAATTTTTGATTCTACGTCTAATTCTAGATATTTTTCTGGATTTTCATAAAAGTCATTTATATTGTTATAAGCTCCACGCACACCAACTACTAAAGATTCAATACCTCTTTTTTGATCATCATTAGCTCCAGGTAAAAAACTTCGTACAGTTCCGTCTAAACCAAACACCCTAGTATTTGCCATATTAAATTTTTCAGGAACATCAGTTAATGTTTCTAAAAGTTTATAGTAACCTTGGTTGGTATCTCCTTCTTGCGTTGCTGTAGCTTTTTGCATTTGCATGTATATAGACGTGTATCTATCAAAAGCGCCCATCATAGCCTTATTAAAGGCTGTATAATCTTGCGCTATACCGTAATATGTTGGATTTTCGTATGCTCCCATAGTTAATTTATTTTTAATGGTGGTAATGGCGGTAAGGTATAATTCGGTAAATTATTGGCCTTATCAGCAAAATAATTTTTATAAAATTCAGAATTTTCACCAACGCCGCCACTGCCGCTATTAGCAAATGAAAAACCTAAACCAGCCAAACTACCTAAAGCCTGTCCCATTCCAGCGCCTGCTTGTTGACCATAACTAGCTGCTTGTCGTGCAAAACCGCCGGACATAGCAGATAGCCTATTTAATTTTTCTAAATCTCTTCTTTCTTGCATTTGAAATTTAAATGCTTCACCCTGAGCTTGTGCTCCTTGTATTCTTATTGCTTCTTTCATTCTTAATTGATCCGATTGAAATTCACCCTGCGCTCTTAATCTTGCATTTTGCGCTTCCTGTTGCTCTAATGTTGAACCAATATTAAGTTTAGCTCTCATTGCAGCGGTAGCTAATGCTGTAGCACCACCTGAGCCGGCTCCTGTTGCTCTTAATGTGTCTAAAGTATTAGCTAAAGATATATCAGTTTCTTCAGCTCTTAAATCAGCTGCTCTTGTAGCAACTTGTAAATTAGCATAAGGATTCCTAATCATGCTACTTAAATTTTTAATATTAGCGTAGGGATTTATAACATCTTGTCTTGAACCTTCAAGATCAGAAATTTGTTTTTCTAAAGCCCTTTGTTGGCTTAAAGCATCTTGTTGTGCTTGTTTAGCTCTTTTTGATTGCATAAGGCCTCCAAAAAAGCTCAAGCCCAAACCTAATAATTGTAAGCTCATATTCGTTTTTTATTTATATTTATATTATTACGCATTTTATAGAGGATTGAACTCTGTTTTTACATTGGCTAATTCAGCTCTACTATTACCATAACCAGGTTGTTTTTCACTGTCTTCTTCAATGAAAAAAGTCATTTGTAAATAATTTCCCTTTAAACCTGTTACATCTAAGCCTTCAACTAACGATTCATTAATTAATAATTCATCTTTTTTTACAAATAAATCATTTTGTAATGCAGCACAATATTGTAAACCTTTTTTATAAAATATAGCAGGATCTATATAAGCATCCATAGAATCAGTTTGTTGCTCAAATGAGGCTATATCTTTAGCTTTATCTGCAAATAGATCACCACTAGGCTCAGTATTAGTTTTTATATCTTTAACACTCCATGTAGGATCACCTTCATAATCTATTGCATAAAAATAATTTTCAGAAGCAGAATTTTGATTTACTGAAAATGTAATACTTGGAGGTGTTTTTTCACCATCTCCGTATTGACTTGAAAATCCGTTTCCTGAATATTGTCTATAAAGATTATCTAAATAAAATGTATAGAAATGATTTTCATGACTAAATCCCCAAAATGGCCTAAATGTATGCCTACTTGTCCAAGCATTTAATGGATCACTAAAACTAATAGTTTCAAAAAATCCAGTTGAATCACTTTTAGGATTCATAATTTTAGTACCTTGTAAAGAAATATAGTATAAATTATGATGTGTATCATACATACCTACAATTCTTTGTGATATTCTTAGCTTATCTCTAAAAAAATCTCGCATACCAAAATCTGATATAGGTGTTAACCCATCTCTTGATAATCTTAATATTACACCTCTATTTTTATCTGAAAAATATTTTCTTGTACCATCAACGGCAAAACTTTCAGGGTTTTTACTTATACCATATTTACCAGCAAAAGGAACAATTTGTCCTATAACTAGATTGCTTGATGTTACAGTCCCGCCGCCCTCAGCACTAAATATAGCGTCTTTATCAATTAACGCTTTACTCACTTTATCTTCCTGTAATATAAGTAAGTTGGTTTCTTCTGCATGTAATTTTTGAATACTTCCATTAGCCGAATTAACTGCTTTAGTAATAGGTAAAGCCATATTAAACTGATTAGTTTCATTCAAGCCAGTTCTAGAATTAATTATACCAGAATATATCATAGCATTTTTTCTATGCTCTACAGCATACTCTTCATTAGTTGCATAAGCTTTAACACCTAAATCTAACCCGACTTCGTTAAAACCTCCTTTAATACGACTTTCTTCAACGTGCCACTCTTGTGAACCTGAAGAACTTTTTATATAAAAGGAATTAAAATAAGCTATATCTAATGTTGTTGCCATATTATATTAAGTTACTGTTCCTGTAAATTTAGTATTTGTTATACCGTTTATTGTGCTTCTTCTTATAAGCTTTCTAACGCCTGGAAACGCATTATCAGGGTCAGCTTCTAATCCACTGTGTGCGCTAACACCTATTATATATTCATAAGTTACTCCACCTATATCCACAATAAAATTACTATCACTAGCACCTTTAAACCCTGCAAATCCTGGAGTATCGTCATCATGTGGGGCAACTCTAATAAAATAGTTAAGAAGTCCCGTAGCGCTTCTATTAGGTGTGCTAGGGTCATTATCGTGATCGTGCGGTCCTTGAAAAGTTTCAGTAGATGTTCCTACTTTACCTAAAATAGGATCTTTTTCTTCAAAAATTAATGTAGCATTATCAGCAACAGTTACCGCGTTATTTAATATTACTTGTGTTTGGCTATTAACCGCTGTTATTTTTGTATTAGCTGGTATCCCAGTACCTGCAACTTTCATATCAACCGAAAGAACAAGACCAGTAGAAAGGCCATTTACATTTAACGGAGAACTATTACTGTTACCACCGCTTGTAATAGCGCCATTTACTAAAGCTTTACCACCTAAAAATATTTGTTTAAATCTTTGGTTATTACGCCAATTTGCAGTGGTAGTGCCGCCTTGTGTAGTATCAACGGTAACATGGTTGCTTAATATATCTTCATGATCAGTATTACAAGAACCAGTTTCTGAACAATATGTTAATGTAGATGGTATAAAATGTTCTTTATATAAATCGCCGGGATCCTCTCCACCTTGTTGTGAATAGCCATAACATCTATCATAATAATTAAACTTAGGAGTTGAACAAGTACTATTAGCTACATTTATGCTATCAGCAGCAACAATACATAAAGGAACTGTAAGAGTGGCTGTAAAATTACCAGCACCGTCGTCGCCCCCTATATCTGTTACTTTTAAAACGAATGATAATCCTGTTTCACTTGCTCCAATGCCTGATGATAAACTTATTGTACCATCTCTATCAACCTGTACTCTTGAATCGCCACTTACTTTCTCATAATGAAAAATTGATGTTGCCGTACCGGCCAAATTAGTTTCATCATGAGATGTATCACCACTACCGTTTCTAGCTTCTATTTTTCTAGGTGCTACATTTACTTTAGTTAAAAACCCTGTTGTATTAGCGGTATAACTTACACAGTTGCCTGTGTTACCGGCTGAAAAAGCTAAGGTTGGAACAACATTTTTTACTTCTATTGTTTTTTCAAATGTAGCGGTTCCATCGGTAGTTGTTACTTGAAATTCTATATTATATGTATTTTCAGGAATTGGTAAAAATTCTTGCGCATGCGATACTTCTAATTTTAATATACCACTATCATCTACTACTGTAAAAGAATTTTTTAAATCACTCTGGTCGTTACGAGATATTAAATTATTACACGTTACTGAATTAATAGCTATAGTTAAATCATTGCCGCCAACTGTTAGTTCAACGCCATCAGCGTCAAATGCTCTTAATCTAAGTATTTCAGTTCCGTTTGTTACACTTTCATTAAAATCGTTTTTATCAGTATTACCTGTGGCTAAATCACGTAATTTAAGATCAGCAGCAACACCACCGCTTAAACCTTCATCAATTTTATTATTTAAATCAGATATTAAACCACAAGTTGATGTTTCAAAAAATATATCTAGTTTAGATATAAAAGGTTGTGTTTCAAATACAGCAAGTCCTTTAATGCTAGAATTATTAACTAAACTACCGCTATTATCAGCACTTTTACCATAATTACCAACGGTTTGCACATGTAGGTAATCTTTAGTTTCATCATAAAATGCAGCCTGGTCTGCTTTTTTTGCATTATCTTCCGGGTCTAAAAAATCATCTAATGTTGCAATAGCAATTACACTTCTACCACCTGTTTGCAAAGCGTCATCTCCGTTTTCAACAATATCATCTAAGTTTACACTACTAGTTGCTAAATTCATAGCAATATTAGCCGCGCCCTCTGTTATTTCATCTCTAGGTATTTTATTTATATTATCACCAAAAAGCGCAAAGTAACTATAACCATCTCCATCTGTAGGTCTATCGTAAATTGTTGCGCCAGGAGTATATACATTATAATAATCTTGTTGTTTTTGTTTAACAACTATTCTATAAGAATACCAACCTAAAGGATTGGTTTCAGTATCATAAAGATTTGTAGTAATTTTTTCATTAAATATTACTTTCAAACATTTACCAACTTCTGAACCTAATTCTGCTCTTTTATTTAAAATAGATGATGAATGTTTTTTTGATAATAAAACAGGCGACTGTCTTCCGTACCTATCAGCTAAAACTAAACCAACAGAATATGTTCTATTTTGTTTTAAAGTATGTCTTTTGTATTCACCATATGTAAACTCATCATCTTCTGTTTTATTTCCTACAGTTAATTTAAAATCTAAATTTGTAGGTATTTCTTTTCCTTCTATAAAATTTCCATAAACAATTCTGTTACTTACTAATTCTTGTGCTAAAGCTTTATTAGGCACATTATCAAAAACTCTAGTTGTTTGATTTTCTGGTAAAACTTTATATGGATCTTCTGATCTATACACATAATACATTTCATGTCGTCTTTTAAATATGTTATGTATATATGCTTGTAATTTTGTTGTTCCAACTTTTCCAAATGTTACAGGAGTTAAATTTGCTCCCGTACCCATTGTTTGTTTCATGCTAGCTATGCTGGTCTGATCAACTTTTATACTATCAACTACTTTTACGGCAACTGTATCAGATTCTTTAATTAATATTTCAACTTCTTTTATATGTAAAGTAATAATAGGATTTTCAAATGGTAAGTCAATTTTTAATTCTAATTGATTTATTGAATTTATAAAAGTAAGCACCTCGGCTTGTTCGTAGGCGTCTTCTTGTAATTGGGCAGTAAAAGTATCAATAGCTGGAATAAATGCAGTTTGGCTAAAAGGAGCCATTAATGAGTATGTATTATCTTTAAATTTAAATCTATAAGAAAATTTTACAAATTTTTCTTTTAAAAATTCTGTATCTATTGCAGAATCATTGGCTGAGTTGTCAACCATTGAGCAACAAAGCAATGTTAATTTAGTACCATCGGATATAGTAACTGGTTTATTTAAAGTTAATGTAGTACCGCTTAAACTTGATACGGCAATGTCATCTGGAAAGGTTTGAGTATTTGTTTCAAATGGATGCGGTGGGTCTTGACCAGGTGTTCCAATATGCGAAACATCCTGAAAAGATATTTTGTCTCCATCTAACACTTTAAATTTTACACCATTACCAATTTCTGTTTGTAAAGCCGCATTAGCAGTTGTTATGGTTACAGTTGTTGATGCAAATGTTAATATAGTATTGTCAGCTAAGGTTACAGCTGTAGATAATACTATGGCCGATTGGCTAGTTACTGTATTAACTGTTACTGTTCCAGTTATACCAGTACCCGTTACTCTCATACCTACAGCAATAGTAGTTCCTGCTATATTGCCATCAACAGCAACATTAGCACTATTATTTACTGCGCCGTTTACTATAGCCTTTGCACCAACCGCACCATTAACTAATAATACATATTTAGGTTGTAATAATTTAGGTGCACAAAAAGGAGCGTATTTTGCTACGCTAAGCTGATCTTCTAATATACTAGATGTTGAATAAGAGCCAGCATCATTTACATTAAAAACTCTTGGTTGATTTCTATTATCTGTAAAATATAAATAATCATTAATAACATTACAACCTGTTATAGGAAAAAATTTATCAAAATTAAGATATTTAGATTCAATAAGAATAGTTGTAGAGTTATTAAAAAAATTAAATTGAATAATAGCAGATTTATCTGAAGACTCAGGTTTAGCAGAACCGCCTTGGCTATTAAATTTAGTTACAAAATAATATACTTTATCATTTTCTGAGTCTAAACAATAACCTATTACGTAACCATAATCTTCAGTGGCTACAGTGCCAGATGTTAGTTTAAGATTATCTTTTAATGCTTCAACACTACCAACATCACCAGTTTCAGATTGCCCTACCATTATATTTTCAGCATCTAAATACTCTCCAACAGGTATTATCCTGGGGTCAAGGTCTTTATTCATTTTACCCTTTATGAAACTAGTAGTTTGTTTTGGCATTTGTTAATGTTTAATATGTTTAGATTTACCCCTCATAATCTGAGCTAACTCACCAATTTTTATATTTGATAATCTTAACTTAGCATTTCTCATAGCGGCTCTTCTTTCTTTTCTAAATCTATTTATTATAAATTCAGGAAAACTTGCTCTCGTACTTGCTAAAGCATGAGTTATATATTTATACATTGCATCTTCGGCATATTTATGAATTTTCATTTCGTCGTCAGTTCCTAATCCATCTGAAATATATTTTAATGTAATAATTCTTCCGGATATATCACTTGAAAAACTAATTTTGCCATTTAATTCATCAATAACAAAAAGACCATTTTCATGTGAATATTCAGGGTCTAACCCGTATCTACCACCAGGAGTAATTACTGTTTCTGAATCACGATCAGAATCATAAGTTACACTAGAGTCTTTATTGTTTGAAAGTAATTTACTTATATCAAAGTCTTCAAATCTTTGAGATATTTCAGGCGTACCTGATAATAAAGAACCATCAGCACCGAATATATAGTTGTAATCATTATCTTGTAAAGGAGATTCAGAAGGGCTTGATGTTATAGAAGCAGGATATATAATATGCTCTATACCCGCATCATCTACAGAAGATATTCTAACATAATTAATATAGTCCTGAGGCATAGGTATTGATAAGCTAGGCCCAACTTCTATTTCTTGTATTTTTTCAACTCTAGACATATCATAGCTAAACTCCTGTATGCCTCTTTTAGCATGAAATAAAACTTCTGATTTTCTTACATTACTTATAAGCTTGCCGTCTCCAACATAAGCAACCATATAGTTGTTTATTAAATCATTCATTGATATATATCTATAATTTCCAAACTTTTCTGCAGGAATAGATTCTGATACAATTATTTTTAAAAGATCTTTAACTCTACCGTCCGATTCTAATAAATCAGTATTATTAGTATTTGAAATAAATTGCACTGTGCTTGTAGTGCCAGCTTTAGGATAATTATAATTAGCGCTATTTATTTCTTTGCCACTTATAGTTATTTTTATTTGTGATTTAGCTGTTGGTAAAGTTGGAAAGGACGCATTAGTTAATGTAAACTCTGTTAAAGTTCCATTGCCTGTAAAACTCTGTGACTGATTATAGTACGATTCTGCTGTTTTAGTTAGTAGTCCCATTTATTATATATTTTCTTTTTGAAAATTAGTTTGTTCTTCTTGTTGTATTTTTTGAATAATAAGTGGATCTTTTATTACTACACCAACATAAGAAAGAATTCTTATTACTAAATTTGTTTCATCTGAAGGATGTAATTCAAAATTTACACTTGTTGCGTCATCTATAACTATAGATCCATGAGGCCCGGTAGTAGAGCTAGCATTCCATTGAGGAGCAGCGGGTGTTTTTACATAATCTATTGTAACATATTCTTCCGCTAAAGTTGACGGGCTAATTTTAATACCATTTATGTCTCTATAATATACAGGGTATGTTGAAGAAGGAGTTGTTAATTTTGAAGAATTAACATATGTAAATTCAGATTTATGTAACTTTTCTAGATTTATTGACCTATTAACTCTTGATATATTTGATATTCTATATAAATCTGTTGGTAATATTGTGAAGCCGTGAGTATTTAAATCTGTAGCTAATAAAGGAAAAGTACAATTAGCATTTGCTCCTGTCATAGAAGCTTGTGGAATAGTAATTACATCGCCTGTAGCATATCCACTTCCGCCATTTATTATTGTTATAGTTGAAAAAGTATTTGTTGTTGCTACTACAGTAACTGTTAATCCACTTCCGCTGCCGTTTGATGTGGTGGCTAAATTTGAATATGTTCCAGCTGTAACTTGTGATGGTAAACTAATACCTGATCTTGATTTAACTTCGATACCGGGCTTTACTGCATTTTTTCCAGCTGGAATATGCAATTCAGCTTCTTTAGAAAATACGTCTAGTTTTTCTTTTAAATTTTTAGGCATGTTGCCATAATCATTATCTTCACCGGCATTAATTCTTTTATTTAATGATCTACTATAATCATAATAAGCTTTTTCTAAAAGCTCCATTTGAGCTTGCTGTGCTAATCTATTAAATTGGCCAGGACGCAATTGTCCTCTTTGCTCTCTATTTAATATAGTAAGTACGGTTTTATAGATTTTATCAACACTTATAGCCATAATTTTTTTTTATATAATGATTAAGCCGCATATAGCGGCTCAACCACTATAAGCTTTATTTTAGTTTTTTTTCTACGCTTTTATAAACTTCAATACCTTCATCTGTTTTAAACCACGCAGCTAATGCTGAATATGGATTTTCATCAAAAGGAACTGTCATTAATTTTCTATCATTAGCACCCCATACAAAAGTTCTTTGATCGTTAGATAACTTAATAATTCCATTTTCTACAGCTTTTATGCCAATATTTCTAATATTAAGGTTATCATCATGCGCTAATTCTAAGAATAAAGCGGGATTACTTCTAGCAAACACTAATAAATCTCTTTTAAGCTCCTTAGAAGTCATCTGAGATACCTTAGAACCAACCTCAGCTCTTAAAATAGCTTCTGCTATGTCAATATCTAAATCCATTGCAGTATTTAATGCTGTTACTTCTAAATGTAAATAATCTAAATCGTCTTCCGCTTCTTTTACAAGGTCTTCTTCTACAAAATATCTTCCATTATCTGGATGAATTGCAAGAAATTTTTGTAATGTTTGTTTTTCTTTTGGCACATAAAGTATGCCATCTCTAAAAGTAATATGAGCTAGTCTTTGAGGGCCTTCCATTTCATCTACAAATACTGTTTTTTGGTTTTCACAATATTTAATTTCTCTTTCATATCCTTTTTCTTCATCAAACCACATTATACCCCTGCTTTTAATTTTAAATGCAATAGGTTTCATATTAGTGCTTAAGTTATAAAGCTTATCCTTATAAACTGGTTTGATTTTTTTTGTTGTAGAAACTTTTTTAGGTTTTTCTACTTGTTGAACAACTTTTGGTTCAACAACTTTTTCTTGTTTTGTTTTTTCCATAATATAATATAATAAAAATTAAAAATAAAGGCTGGGCGCCGAAGCACCCATACCTTTAATTGATATTAAGAATCAAATCTAATGAAGTTGTTTGCAGCTTGTACTACTAAACATCTTTCTGATAGATAGTGAACTTCCATCTTGTCAAAGCCAGAAGATGTTCCGCCACCTACTGAACCTGTTACCCAAGTTTTTAGTTTTCTATCATCAGCCTGAGAAGCTCTATATCTTACATGTAAGAAAGGTCTTCTAACAGCATTACCTAATCCTTGATCGTATACTGAAGTTGTACCAGCAGGAACTAATAATCCTTTTAATCCACCAACTAATCCTCTTGTAGAAGGATTGTTTAAATATTTCCAGTCAGTTTTGTAAAAGTCATATGAGCCTCTTCTGAAACCTCTAAACCCAAGGTTTAAAGCCATATCTTCTGAGTTTTCAAAAACACCATAAGCAGTACCACCCGCAGATCCTGCAGATATACCAGCTAGCATGTCATCAAAAATAAGATTCGCACCTCTATCTAAGAAAAGCATGTTTTCTTCAATAGCACCTTGTTTGTCTAGTTCAGTAAGAATTTCATCAAATTCACCTAACCCACCTGTTGAGTCGTTGAATTGATTTGTTGCTACCATACCTCTTGAACCAATAGCGGCTAATAAACCTTCAGAACCAGCAGGTACACCAGCACTTGCGTCTGATGCAGCTTTTTCTGCTTCAACCATTACCATTTCCAAATAGTCATTAAATCTTGCTCTAGTGTCTCCTTCTGATTTTAAGTACCATAAGTACCCGCTATTTCCAGATTCCCCAGATACTTCGATCCAACCGATTTGAGCAGTGTCAGAACCATTGATTTCAAAGTGATCTTTAATGATTAAAGGGTTATTTGTAAAAGTTTTAAATTGGGGCTCAATAGAACCTTCCATTTTATCAGTTCCTTTTCCGAATTCAGAACCATAAACAAAAAACTTAATTGTTGTTGATGTGTCTGCTATTCCAGATAGGTTGTCCATATTTGTTCCAGCGTAAGGTTTGATTTTTAACTGAGTATCAGATGCTTCAATTCCTTCTGTAACAAATCCTTTAAAAACTACATTTGATACAACACATACTACAGTAGCACCTTTTCTTACTGCGTGTACTTCTGCTTGTCCTGGTTGATCAATGTTTTTAATTGCTGTTACAAGGCCGCTGCTTGTTGCAACAGTACCTTGATATGCTAGGTGTAATCTACCTTGCTCAGACCAAATTACTTGATCAGAAGCCATAGGCATTTCAGCACCCATCATTTGAATAAATCCAGATATAGTTCTATCTCCATATCTAGTTACTTCTTGCTCATATAATTCAGGTAAGTATTGTTTAGCCCAACCGTCATTTTGAATATCTAAATAACTACCAAGAGTAGTCATTTTTTTATAAGCTGGGGTGACAAGACTTCCTGCTATAGGAGCATTAATTGTATTATCGTTTGCCATTTTAAATTAACTTTTTTAGTTTAATAATTTTTTAACTTTAATTTTAAACCAGAATTATTATCACCTGAAACAGCTCTTACTTTTACTCCGCTACCAGCATCAACATAACCTTCCGCACTTTTGCGTGGGTCCATGTTTATATTTTTAGCGTTTGCCATAGTTTCTTTAATGGCATCTGCTTTGCCTTGCTCATAAAAATGATTTGCTATTTCGTCAGCGTTACCAGCAGCAAATAAAGCTTTATGATAACCAGCAGCGTCATTTAAAAGATTATTATCTTTATTGACATATTTATCAAAAACATTTAATAAATCTGCTTGAGTTTCTTTTACTTTATTAACATCTTTAACATTAAACCTAAATTTTTTGTCCCCAACTTTGAAATTAAAACCTTTAAATTCAGTATTAAAAACTTTTTGAGTTTCATTGTTAAAATGCGTTGCTTGTTTTTCTAATAACTCTTGATTTGATTTTTGCTCTTCATTGTAGCGGTTGAAAAATTCAATAGCTTTTTGTTGTTCAGGTAATAACTTAGAGCCCAACTTGACCTCTTTGTAGTATTGATCTTTTAATCCTGTCAAAAAGTTTTTTGCTTTTGCAACCTCTTCTTTCAAAGCAATTTGCTTTTTCTTTATATCTTTTGGTTCTTCAGTTTCTTCATCCCAAGAAAAATCAGATTCCATAAGAAAAGATACCTCATCATCATTTAAATGAGGTTTTGTTTGTTTGTAATATTCTCTTAATAATGTTTTTTGATCAGCGTCAGCATAATCTGCGCTTAATCTAACATAATCTTCTATACTACCACCAGTTTCATTCATAAAATCCACTAGGCTTGTAATGTTTTCTGGTAGTTTTATTTGTTCTTGTGCTTCACCTTCCTGTAATACTTCTTCTTGTTGCGGTGTGGGGTTGGCAGTTTCAGGGCTTCCAGCCACTCCTGCCTCGTTAGGGTTATTTGTTTCATCGGTTATTTCTTCTACTATAGGTGATTCTACTTCTTCTTTTTTGGTTTCCCGTACTTCTTCAGCCACTTCTTGGCTGTCGCTACTGTTTTCGGATTGTTCGACAACAGCATTGCTGTCATTTGTGCTCGACTCTTGAACGGCATTTTCTTTATTTATTTTTGTTAAATCAACTTTATAAACGCCGTCTTCAAGTTTAACACCAGCGTTTTTTTGTACTTCTTTTTCTTTTTGTTGTAAAGACACTTCTTCAGTATCTAAAACTTTAGCTTCTATTTTTTCTGCCATAATAAAATATTATATAATTATTTAAAAATTTATCTTGGTTCAAATTGCTCTAAACCAAAGCCACCTAAGTTATCCATACCTGCGGATTCAAAGTTTTTAGGTGGTTTACCAGTTTTTCGCTGGTCTATCAGTTCACTCTGTTGAGACGCCTGTATTTTAGTTCTTTTATCTTTTCTATCTTCTTTATTACTCTCTCTATTTGTAATTACCTGCATTTCTTTTTCTTTAAGCTGCATGTTTAATTCAAACTCATATTGCATTAATTCTTTTTTAATTGCAGCCTCTTTTTCCATTTTTTGTACATCAAACCCACTTTGTGCTTGTGCAAGTTGTACTTTACTTTCAGCAATACCTTGTTGTTTTTGTATTTCAGCAGCGGCTGCAGCCTGAGAAGATTGTGCGTTAGAATTTGCTTGAGCCTGTATATTTTGTTGTTGTATTATTCTATCTTGCTCAAACTTTTTTCTTCTTTTTAATTTTAATAATTGATTAGCTAATTTTAAATTTTTAACTTCACGCACATCAATAGCATCTTCTAAATTTATTTGTTGTTGTTGAAGTGCCATTTGTATATTATTTTCTAAAATTTGTTTTTGCTCTTCGTCTGGCATTAATTCAATAAATATACCAAAGTCATGTAAATGTAACTCAGATATTTCTGATAAAGCCATCGTATTAAATTGACCTATGGATTCCATTAAAGAATTTTTAGTGTTACTAAATTCTAAAACATCAGATATTCTTAAAGATACAGCTTCTGCTGTTTTTAGCGTTAAATATAAACCAGCTTGTAGCACATGGCGTGTAGCTGTGTTACTATTTGCTGCTGCTATTTTTTGTAATCCTACTAGAGCATTAGGATCAGGCTTGCTTCCATCTCTTGCTTCATTCAACCCTGTAACATCACGCATCATTTGCAAATAATAATTATATGATTGTATTAAAGCAGCTATTTTCTGATTACCGCCACTTGCACGTAATTCTTGTATAGGCATTCTTGCTGCACCGTTAAAATCACCATCCTGAGTCATAGATCTACCAATAACAGAACCCGTTTGAAAATACATATTTAAAGCTTCTTGTGGATTATAATTTGTGCCATTACCTAAATCAATTTCAGCTAAACCATCAGCATCTAAATAAACTCCATCTGGAACTAATCTAGAAAGCACTTGTTGTAATTTTAAATGAGTTAATTGTATCATGTCAGCAAACGTGGTCATTCTGCTAACTAATGATTCAGCTTTACCTTTGTAAATTCTTGGTGCAACTATATTGTAGCTCATTTGTACTTTTGTAATATCTGACTTGGGCCTTGTCATGTTTACAGCCTTATTCCATTTTAACAACTTATCTCTTCCTACAATTTTAACACCTTCATATAAACATTCTATTGCTCTATTAACTTTTTTAAATCTTGCTTCAGCGTCTTTAGGAGGATTAAATTGATCTGTTTTTTCTATTGCTTTTTCAGCTCCTGTTGCGGTTTCTTTTATTTTGTAAACTTGATTTTCAAAAGTTTTATATTCAAAATATAAAACATCAACATAATCTTTATCATTATCTTCAATTTTTTGACTATAGTTATATAGTTTAGAATTATTAGCGCCAGCATCTTGTATTTCTTTTATATCTTCATTAGTTAAATAAGGAAATTGTTTTTTTAATTCAACAAAATTTATTTTTTTAACTTCCCCCACATAATATAAATCATCAAAATAAGGTGATTCTGTATATGAATAAACAATATCAGCTGGATCAACATATTCTAATTTAATACCTTCAGCTGTATTAAAACTATTTTTAACACAAGCAATACCCAATACAACTATATCATAATCTAACCTTTTCTTTAATAAATGATATTTATTTAAATCTAATATATTATTTATAGCTTGTTCTTCAGCAATTTCTATAGCTTGTTTATAATCAAGCTGCATATGTAATTCTAATTCTTGATTATTAGCTGGTAAATTATTTTTATCGTTTTTAAAAGCTTTAATACCTAATTGTTGTTCAACAGCATTAAAAATCTGTTGATTTTCCATTTCTAATAATATATCTTTTACATAAGTAGTTCTTTCTTTGCTACTAGCTTCATCTACTGAATAACATTTAACATCATATAATCTTTCTCCAATTCCGTTTACTACTATATCAACAAATTTAGGTATAATAGGAACTGGTTTCCAATCTAAATTTAAATAACTTAAGTCGCCATTTATTGATAATTCATCTTTGTATTTTTGTATACTTTGCTCTCCTCTTGCGTATAATTTTAATCTATGAAAATTATCTCTGTTTGAAAAATAGCGCGTATTACCGGCATCTTTTTTAAACCATTCGGACTCTATAGCTTTACCAACTTGTAAACCGTATTTAGGATCTGCTTTCTCAACGTCGCTTAATGATTGACTTGGAAAAATACCTTTAGTATCGTATTTCATTTATTGTATTATTTTTGAAATGTTTCCTTTATTGTTGTATTTAGCAAAGCTAAAACTTACTTCTTTTTTTATTTGCTTTTGCGTATTGGGCGCATATCTGTTTTTATTACATGCCATAATTGCTAAACCAGAACTTATAGCGGCATCAAATTTAGTTCTTTTATTTATATCAAATTTTGCCCAATCGTTTAAAGTTTTATTAAAATACATATCACCGTATAAACCATCAGGTTTTTCTCCAACATATACATTAATGTAACTTTCTATGGCAGCCGCATGAGCTTGCCTTATATCTTCACTAGAGTTTGGTATACCGCCTATTTCTTTTTCTGCTGTAGATAATTTATTCCAAACTTTATCAGGTCTATTCATTGAATAACCTCTGTAGCCCCTTCTTTTTAAATAGTATAATAATCTTGGTTTATTATTTTCTGCAAGCAATGGCATACCATAAAAATGCAAAGCCATTAATATATCTTCAAAAAATATTTCAGCTGTTTGAGGCCTAGCTATATATTCTAAAAAAAACATATTAGCAGGAACTTCTTCCATACTAAACTTTGTAAGGCCATGCAAAGATCCTTTAGATCCTTTACCATCTGTTGTACCGGATATATCATAACTGTCACAACCAAAAGCTCCAACATGATCATTAGCAGGATATTTAATTCCATTTTTAATAATTACTTTATTTTGTAAATGTTTTTGAGGCACCCAACTAACATTAAATCTTCCGTTTGGATTTGGTGTAAACTCTACTTTTGTATCTTGCATTCCGTTTTTCCACGAAAAACTTCCGCGAGTAACAAGAGCATTATATCTAGCTTCTTCATTATAATCAATTTGTTCATAAATTTTAGCTAAATTAAATATACTATTTTTAGTTTCATCTCTAAACGCATGTTCCTCGGTGCGGGGGAACTGTCTATAAAATTCATTTAATGCGTCTTGATCTCCTTTTAATCCTTCAACTTCATTTTCCCAATGCTCGATAACCCCAACATCGATGAATTGCCCATAATTGTCTTTAATCGGTTTTTCTGGCGTATTGAATACAGGTAATCCAAAAGAATCAATGAATCCTTCGAAGTTCCATTCCATAGGTATGAACAAACTATATAGTCCCGAGCGAGTCTGTCCATTGCGGTTTCTTTTTGTAACGTTTGAATCATCATATAGTTTTTTAAAATTCCCACCGCCTTTATCTAATGAATTACTTGTTGAACCCA